TGGACACACCGGTCGGCACCAGCTTCCACACCTGGCGCGTCTTGAACGCGTAGAAGGCGCCGAGCACGGGGCCCACCAGACCCGTCGCCGAGCCGCTGTCGTTCTCGTCGAGGTCGACGTAGTTGTTGAGCGGAACGCGTTCCTCGTCCGCAACGTTCGTGCTCCCGATGAGACCGGAGAATTCGATCCGGTTCTGCTTGTCGCTGGTCTGCCAGCTACCAAACCCAAGCACCCGGTTCTGGTCGACGGCGAGGTACTTGTAAGACTTCTGAACGGTGTAAGTGCCCGCTGCCGACGACGCGTTGAAATTCGAGTAGGTGTCGACCGTGTTCGTATCGTCGTAGAACGTCGTGCCGATAGCGGTGGTCGCAATCACGTAGAAGGTGACGTTGTCGCTACTGGCTTCGAGCTCCCAGTGCGTCTCGCCTTCGTTCGCCACCGCCGGAATCGTCACGCGCGCGGCCGCGCCACCACCACTCGGGGTGAAGGCCACCGAGGTGCCCGTGTCCGAGCGGCGCACCGTGATGCCGCCCGATTGCACCGTCCACCGAATGCGGTACCACCGCTGCGTCGCCGCATACGCACCCCCGCCCTGGTCGGCCACCGTCGGCGCCTGCGCCTGCGCGAGACCGGTACGTCTGACCGTGGTCCCGTCCCACACATGCAGCCGGTCCACACCAGACGCATACGCGAGGAAGAAGTGCCCGTTGATCGACGCGCTCGTGACTTCCCACGGGTTGCCCGTCAGGTTGTCCTTGAGCGTCGGTGCGGTCCACGTCGTCGCGCCGGCCAGGCGCCCGACCACCGGCGTCGCCGCGTCGTCAATCGCCCACAACTCGGCGGCGCCTTCGTCGGTTCCTGGCACATGCCGGCCAAGAAAGGAAATCTTGCCGGTGAACGGTCCACCCGCTGAGAAGGTCAGCGGCAGCGCATCGGCGCCGCCACGCTTGTGCGCAAGCGTGGCATTCCACCAGTCGACATTCAGCGCTTCGATGCACTCTTGCTCTTGCAAGGAGAAAGGCGGATCTTGCCCGTTGCGACCCTTCCGCAGATCACCGATCACCATCCGTTGTTTTTGGTTTGCCTGCGCCTGGGCCATCACCACCTCGGGTACATGCCGCCAAGCCTGGACGGCCGGTCACCCTTCTCCAGGTTTTGTGGCTGGTAGTCCGGCCAACTCCACTGCCAGTGCCGAAGTGCCTTAATGCCGTCGTCCATCTGCGATTTCGCAGTGGCCGCGCGCGGGTCCATCTTGCGGAGCCACTCTTCGAAGCAGCCCGCCTCGACAAGCAGCCAGTGATACTCAAGCGGCAACATCGGCGTGTCAGTCGCGAGCGCCATGTCTTCGAGCACGCGCAGTCCGTCGACCAGATACGTGATGGCCGTCTGCGGGGTCGGCCACAGCTGAATCCACTGGTACTTCGCCGAGGTCTGTCCGATGGAGATGCGCGAGAGCTCATTGCCGGCCACGGCCGCATCGTAGAAGCTGACGACACCAGCTGCAGCCGCTGAGATGAACGCGGTCGAAAGGTCGATGTAGTCGGTGTAGGTCCCGAGCGCGACGCGTGTCGTGCCGTTCAAGGTCGCCGTCACGGCACCACTGCGATACCCACCGGTGCGAATGCCTTCAATCGTCGCCGTCTGCGTCGTGTCGGCAGCACTCGTCGACACCACCCACACCCCAGTCGCCGCCGGCTGCGCGCCGACATTCCTGAGCGACACCGGCGCATACGCTTCGGGTACCCCCGAGGCGAGGAGTTGCGGGTCGTAGTCACGAATCCACGCCCACTGTTCCATCCTGAGCACCCGAGGCGTCGTCTCTTCGTGAATCTTGCTGATGCGCGTCAGCCCCTGCGGTAAGGCGTACTGCTGCTGGTTCGCCACCGAGGCAAACGTGAACGTGAAATCGCGCAGCCCTTCAACACCTGGCAGTGCGAGCAAGCGCTGATGCCAGATGTTGACCCACTGGCGCACCCGTGTCGTCACGTCCGAGCCAGGTGCATCGGCGTAATTGAGCCGGCGATAGATCGCCAGCTCGATGTCGTTCAGCGTCACGAGCGGACCCCTATGCGCTGACGAGCGCCGCTGCCGCGTCCCTCTGCGCCTGCTTCCGTTCGGCCATCTGCTGATGCACTTCCTTCAGCCAGAAGACCATCGGCATCAGACCTTGCCGGTCCGACTCGTCGCGATAGGGAAACGAGATGTCGACACGTTTGAGCACACCGAGGTCGTTACGGTGCTCGGTGACGCGGAACGGAATCTGCGTGTTGTCAGACTTCGTCACGAAGTACTCGCCAGCCTCGAGCCCGTTCATCAGCGTCAGTTCCTCGACGGTCTCCGTCGTGCCGTCAATCGGAATGCCGTCGAAGAGCGTGTAAGGGCAGCGGAGCTGTGGTCGCGGGTGGTCGCGCTCACCGGCCGGATTGAACACACTGAACTGCGGCGAGAACGCGTTCTCGGGTTTCAGCGCTCGCTTCATCGCATCAGCGAGTGGGTCAGCCTGCGCCTTCGCCGCAGAGGAGACGGCGGCTCCGACAGCCGCCGAAATCATCTCGATCATTTGCTGATGCGACATCACCAGCTGCGGAGTCGGATCAGGCGGCACCGGTTCCGGTTCCGGTTCAGGCTCTGGTTCTGGAACGGGACCATTTGGCCGTTCGGTTTCAGAAAATTCGTGAGTCATCGCTAACTCCTGACGCGCCGCCTTTTCAGCCAGACGCTCAGTCGTGTTGAAATAGCGGCGCGTCGTCGTCATTGCGTTCTCCTACGGAGCAAGCTGCAGGAAGACGAAGTTGTTCTTCGTCGACACGCCGACTTGCATCATGTGACCGAGCGGCTGCACAGCGACGTCAGCAGCTGCGGTCGTCCACTTGTCGACTGACCCTGTGGTTGTCGCGGAATTCACGACGGGCGCCGTGATCGCTGGCGTGCCGTTGATGAGCACCGATGCCGGTCCCCACGTCTGCAGCCATCCGTACTGCGACGCGGTGATGATGCAGGGCGCGACACCGACGACCGTCGCGGTCTGTGTGGTCGGCGGCAGAATCACTTGCTTGTACGGGTTGTGAATCAGGCCGACGCGCGAAGAACCGGTGAGCGCAATCTGAATCGGGTCTTCAGGAAACAGATTCAGTGTGAATGCCACCGATGCAGTGATGGCCGCATGGCCGAGCACCTTGTAGATGTAACCGTTGCCCGGCGTGGTATCGACCTGCAGATACCCTTCCGAGTAAAGGTTCGCCGCCCCGCCCGTTGCACCAGGCGTATAGGAGAACGACGTAGCGCCGAGTGCTACGACCGGTGGGGTATTCGCCAGATGGTTCGGAATAGGCGCCGCCGACTGATAGAGGTCGCCCGCAACGCCGTCCACCGCGCCCATCTGGCAGTAGCGAAAGACGCGTCCGTCACGCGTTTTCGCACGCGTCCCGAGTGGAAAGAGTTGCGTTGAGGAAGACGTGAAACTGTCTTGCTGGAACGCAACAGGGTCGCCTTCAAACAAAGCCATGAGTTACCTACTTTTCTATGCTGGTCGGTCGCGCACGACGCTAACCGCCAGCAATGGGAATTAGTTGATCCCTGTGAGCACGCCGAGTCGACGCGGATTCGACGAATAGAGGTTGCAGATCGTCATCACCGTGAAGACTTCAATCGTCTGGTTCGCCGGCGCGACCGCTGGACGACCCTTCATCCAGAAGCCCTTCTGATAGGCGAGCTTGATGTATTTGGTGTTGAGAAAATACATGTTGCCCGCTGTGAGCGACGTCGACTTGTCGTACGCCATCGTCAGGTCCTTGAACGTCAGCACTTCGTTCTTGAACCCGGCATCGCCGCTGCGCTTCTCGGTGTAACGCTCGTTGGCCACCAGCAGACCTTCATAACCCTCGAAGGTTGCACGGTCAGTGACAACGAATGACGGATGGACCGAACCCACGCCTGCCGACGACAGGTTGTAGATAGAGCGCATCGCCGCGCGCAGGTTGTCGAATGCGGTCGCCGACTTGGCGCCTGAGGCCTGCTGGTTGCGCCAGAACGAGAACGTCGCGCGATTGATCCCGCCGACGGTGTTGGTGGTCGGTGTCGACGAGACGATGTAGGCGAGACCGCCGATAGCCTTCGACGAATTCCCGGTGCCGTCCGAGAACATGTCGTCGTTCAGCTGCTTCTGCAGCGACATGCGGAGGTTTTCAAGCTTTCCCTCCAATAGGTCGAACTTTCTGGCCGAGCCCTGGTTCTTCGCTTCCTCCAGATAGGACATCACGACGTTGCCCGCGTATTCCTTCCAGTTGAACTGGAATTCGTCGAACACGTCGATACGAGTCGTCGAGATGGTGTCGGTGTCGGTGTAGCTCGACACCGTCGTGTTCAGTGCGTAGTCAATCGCCCCATTGATCGTGGTGCCGCCGTCGAAGGACTTGAAACCTGCGCCTTTCGAGAACTGATCGAACAGCCAGTAGTCCTCGAAAATGTTGTCCTCAGGTTGTCCCCCGACATAGGACGTCCACGCATTGGCGAGGATCTGCCCGATATTCGGTGCCGCCATTTACTTCTCCTCAGGGACGCCAGTTCGCCGCTGCCGCCGCGCGCTCAAGCGACTCGCGCATCGACGCAGGTTTCTTCGGCGTCGTCGTCGTGGCGCGACCTGGTTGCTCGGTCGACGCCGCTGCTTTGGTTTGAAATTCCGCAACGGCTGCGGCCTTGCCGTTCTCTTTGAGGGACGGGAGGACCTTTTCGGCGAGCACCTTGCGCCAGGCATTGCCGAGCGCAATCAACTCCTCCTCGGGCGTACCGCGCCCGGTGGGTTGCTTGGCGTACTCCTCCGCAATCTCTTGCAAGTGATCGCTGAAGTAGGGCCAGCTGTGCGCGTGCTCCACCGCCGCAGACGCAAACGCTTTGCTCTGCTCAACGGCATGTGCTTGCGCACGTTGGGTGCGGCCGGCTTCGAGCTCGCGTTTCAGCGGTTCAAGCTGTTTCGCGAAATCGGCCTGTTGCTGACGCGAACGCCAGTCGTACCACCGCTGCAATTGCTCAGCGGAGTAGACCCGTTGGCCAGCCTCCGTGATCAGATCAGGCTGCGGCTGCGGCTCATTGCGCGTCGCCAGTTGCCGCCCGTACTCGCTGCGGAGCCGCTCGACCACATCGGGTGGTGCGCTCCGCATCAGGTTCTGGAAGAACCCGTTCGGGTCGGTGAACGCTTGACGCCGCCATGCGGCCAGGTCGCGTACCTGTTGCTGATTGATCCCCTTCGCCCAGCTGAGCTCTTTCAGCTGTTCCTCAAATTCCGCCGCACGCTTCTCGGCAGCCTTCCGCTGCTCGATCACTTCGTTGAGGCGTGCATGCGGGACCGGCGGAAGCTCCTTTGCGGGTGCTTGCGCCTGGCCAGCATCAGTGGGCAGCACTGTCGTGGCTGCGGACGAGTCATCCCCTGATGCCGGCTCGGACGCTGCTGACGAAGCGGCGTCCTCGCGACTGCCTTGCTTGAGCGCTTCGCTCCAGCTCGACGGTCGCGCGGGTTTTACGTCTGCAGCCGGCGCACTCGGTGCGGGGCTGCTCGCCGGTGCAGAAGCCGGCGGGGTCACCATCTGCGCGTCGTCACTCATAGGTCCCCACAAACAAAAAGGCTCGTGTCGTCGGTTCTCCCGACGAGGCACGAGCCCTCGCGTGCGCCCCAATGTCTCGCGTGCGCGGCCACCTCGGGGCTGAGATGGTTTCGGCTGGCCTGCCTAGCGCACGCGAAGTGAAGCTACGGTCTCTCTGGCGTCTCCGGTTTCGGCGGCGGGATCGTCAACCCGCACGTCATACAGATGAACGTTCCTGATGGACGCTCATGTGGTTTCGGATTTTCGCAATTGCACGTTCGTTCAGGTTTCTCGCTCATGAGTCCATGTGCAGCTTCGCCGCGCCGTTTGGCTTGAACGTCCGGCGCGTACAGCCACATTCCAGTACGTATTCCTCTGTGGTCGACTTGCCCTGCACGCCGTCCTTGATACCGAGACGGTGACAGCGCATACAGAACAGCCCGATGCCGTTCTCATTCAGCACGTCGCTCAGTGTTCGAAGCAGCGCAATCAGGCGCGGGTCGTAGACCTTCACGACCTGGCGCGCGCTCATCCCATCAGGTCTCAGGATCATGGTTCCGCCTTCACCCGGAATGTCTCGGGCAGCTCGCGCACCGTCAGCTCGACAGGCAGCGCCTCCAGTGACTCTTTCGTCTTCGTTCCTCGCGACAAGAGCACACGCGCGTTCTCGAGCGTGACAGGATCAATCGATCCTTTTGACCAGTCGACCGTGTGCGGCGATTTGTCGCTGCCCGGTAGCGGTCGATGCCGCACCATCGGCTCGAGACCGTGTGCGCGCGTGTGGTCGCGCAACATCTGCTTCGAGGTGAATCGAATCGGCAGCGGCGTGCCGTTGTTCTCGATGAGCTCGTCCATCTCGTCGCCATGCGCGGCGGCACTACCGAATCCGTGCGGGCAGAACGGCCACTCGCCGAGTTCCATCAGGTGCCCGCATTTCTCGCAGAGTGTTGGTTGACCCATCAGTCTTCCTCCCACTCCGGGTCGTCGTCGTACTCGTCGAGATTCGCGCAGCGTCGGTAGTCGACGCCGTCGCCCCACACCGGAAACAGGTCCGGCGAAAGCGTCGGTCGCCCGACTAGTTCAGCATCTTCGACGAGTGAATCGAAAAATTCACCGGACATCACTGCACCCTCTGCGGCAAATTCGGCGCGCCCGAGATTCGTCCGGTCTCATCAGCGGCGTGCTGGTTGATCAGCGGTGTTTTCTCCATCGCCCCCGGATGCGGCGGCGTCGGTGGCGCGCCTGCCGGACCACTCGGTGGGCGCGGTGGACCCATCGGCATCTGCAGCGCTGCAGGCTGCGGTGGCGGTGGCGTGCCCAGCGGGAGACCCGGCAGTCCTGGCGACATCTGTTGCGGAATCGGCGGCGCGCCGGTAGCCGTTCTGATCAGCAGGTCCGCTGCCTGAATCATCTGCGGCGTGATCATGATCCCGCCTTGCACCATCACCGCGACGGCGAGCGGGTTGAGCAAGTCTTCACCCTTGAACGCGAAGCTGACGTTTGGTTTCTCAGGTGGTGCCGGTGGAGGAGGCGGCGCCTTCAATTGCTGCGGGTCGAGGTGAAGAGCAGGCGCCAATTCCTGAAGAAGATACGCACGATTGACGAGCGGGTCTTTGCCGAGGAAGTTGTAGGTCTGGAGCGCTTGCTGACGAGCTGCCGCTTCGTCCAAATCGACGCCTGAATCGGGCTTAATCTGATAGGCATACCGTCCCGCAATCGTGTTCTTATCCCAGCTCGCCCACTGTTTCGCACCGTCGGGGCCCACAATCTCGACGACGTCTTCCTCGGTCGCGAATCTCTGCAGTAGCGTGTCGAACTTCTGGACGCCGGCCAGAAAGAAACTGATCACGCGGTTACGTTCCGCCTTCAGCCGGACGTTCGCGTTGTTCTGAATGAGCGTCAACTCGGTAGCTGTCCGCTCGGTGTCACCCTTCACGCCTTGCTGGTTGCTGTCGAGCGCGAGCGTCTTGGCGAGCTGGCGTTCGATTCGGTCCTGCGCGACGAAGTTTTCACGCGGGTACTGCGCGCGCGCGATCTCCACAACCGGCGGCGGATTGAGCTGCCCAGCCGGGATCGGGATGAAGCTGCCGTAGTCGCCCGCGACGATCTTGTTCATCACGTCGGGCGTGATGACACCTTCATCCACCAGCCGCATCGGAATCGACGTGTCGCGCTGTTGCACCTGCTGAGTCAGAAACTTGGCCAGTTGATCGACCAGGTCTCTCGTCATAGAACAGTCGGAGCGGATATACGCGCTGTCGGTCAGGTCTCTGAGCGTCAGCACATGGATCGGATACCCGATCATCGAGTCTGCGGTCAGCCGCCCGCGCGCATCGAGTGTCTGATACTGGCCCTCGGTGTGACGGGCGGGCTGATCCTCTAACCCGTCGATCAGCACGAGCACGCGCAACCACTCAGGATGGAAGACCGTCTCGTCCTCGAGCGACGCCTTGTACCAGATCTCAATCCCGGTGACGATCTCGTTGCCTGAGGTGTCGGTCGCGCCACTCCCAGGCTGCATCTGCTCGAAGACGTTGTCGTCCTGCGTCGTCTTGCCGGTGAAATCTTCCGGCAGGTTGTATTTGCGTTTGGCGACGAGGAACGGCAGCGAGAATTCCATCCCGATCCATGGCGCGCGGTCGTAGTCGTTGTCGTAGAAATCGTCGGGGACGAGGAGCTTTTTCGGTGAGAAGTGCTCCCAGAAATATTCTTCGTAGACGGGCACATCGACCTGCTGCCCGCTCATCGGGTCGGTGACCGGACGCGTCGTCACCTCGTAGCCGATCTTCGACGCGCCCCAGCCAGAGGGGCACAGCGCATCGAAGGTCAGCTTGTCCATCAGCCGCTTGCCATCGATGCCATTCGGCCCGAGCTTGTCATTGAGCACCGCCTGCTTGATGAGAATCGTCTGCGCGAGCGGCGTGCCCAGCGGTTGCTTCGGAATGCAGTGCACTTCAGGTGTGGTGAAGAACAGCTGCGCTTTCTTCTGTTCGACGTCCGCGAAATCGGTATTCGGATTCACCCAGTCTTTCGCCGGTTTGTCCGTCAGCGGTTTCGCGTTGTAGTAGTCGATGTTCTTTTGCCACTCGTCCTCGACGAGCAGTCGCCGCGCGCGCGCACGCTCGACTCGAGACTTCCAGATCCCGAGCTGGTCGACGGTCATCGGAATCGGCGCACCTGGACGGCTAGCAGGTGCCTCATCAGGCGACGCTGTGTTGTTGTGCGTCGGATCGAGCGGCTGAGAAGGGAAGGTCGGGAACATCAGGCGACCCTCCGTCCTTTGACCGACGACTCACCGAGAATGCGGCGCCCGCTGCCACGTTCCGCCTGAATCATGCCGCCGACTTGGTTGTCGGCGTAGCGAACCGGTGGCGTCCGGTCGACATAGCGACGCCGGCTCATCGCGCCGTAGCGCAGGGCATCACACGCGTGGTCGTCGCCTTCGGTGTCGACGTCTTCCGGGTCCTCGGCGTCACGCACCATCGCTGGAATCGTGCGGATGAGATAGCGGCAGCGCGGATGCACCCACAGCCACGGACGTCCATCGGGCGCCACGCGCAGCATCTCCTGCACGCGTTGCCAGCCGTTCAGCCGGTCGTTGTCGGTCTTGGTGACCGGGACCTTGTAGCGCTGGAAGGTTTCGGCGATGGAT